TAATCACCAGGCTTCAAGATAGCGTAACGCTGTCCATCGTTCGGGATGTCGTTCTCATCCAACTTCTGAGCAGCCTCAAAGAGCTTCTCTTGGATGACAGCAGCACTGAAGTCAGCAGCCTCTCCTCCGTCGATAGCGATACCAGCTTTGCCTCCACTAATAGTGGTAGCAGAACGAGCAGCAGCGACAAGAGTCTTCATGGTCGCAACATCGAAACGCTTGGCAAGAGCCTTACCCAACTCTTTGGCGTATATGCTTCGAACGTCGTAATGTGTTTTTAGTTCATCGATGTTAGCAATGAAGGAGGACGCAAGGAGAACATCATCAATCGTGATGACCTTCTCAGCGTGTTTAACAGAACTGAGGTAGCTGTTTCCAGCGTCAGCAATGTTTTCTCCAGCAGTGTGGTATTTAGCAGTCGCAATTCCAGTTACAGGGAACTGTGCAGACTTTCCGTTAGAGATGGTGCGGATCGTGTGAAGACCCTTCATAACATTCATCTCTTCAAAGGTGGTCAGGATTTCTCCTGAGAACACCTTCAAGAACAACGCATCGACATCGCCAGAAGCGTTGATTTGTCCCAAGCGGGACGCAGTAGTATTTCCGTTAGCCATAATATATGGTTTCTATTTTTGTTTTTGGTTTAAGGGTGTCCTCAATCAGATGTATCCAGTGGTCGGGTTCAGAGTTATTGATTGTCCACCTCGGTGGGTCTCATCTTCGGCCTCGTTACGGAGTCTATCGTTATGATGACGGTTGTTGTTTTAACACCACCAAGCTAGTAATGCAGCTTGTAACAATGGTGAAAGTTGTATCTTCAAAGTCAGCTATGTGGGTTTGCCACGAAGCGACTGTGATGTAATGATCGCCTTGGTCGATAACACAACCATAGACGGTGCATAAAATTGGACCATCCTCGCTGTCTTGAGCGTGGTCTAAAAAGTATATTTGAACGATGTCCCCTAGCTCTGCTTCTTCCGTTTCACACGGGCACTCGGGGTGTTGGCAACAAATTGCTTCCCTTTCGCGCCAGCACGTTTCTTCTTCTTCGCAGTTGCCGCACGTTGGGGTATGCTTAGGGATCTCGCTTTCGATAATGGAAGACATCTGTCTGGGTTCTTTTTGTTCTTTGAGGTTCCGCATTCGCCTTTGATCTTTCCATCGGTTCCAATACGGACCCAATTCTGGTTTCTCCATTTAGCTAACTCACCCACGGTTCTTGTTCTTTTTAATTGTTAACTTCGACTTCTTCTTCTTCTTGCCTTTCCCGTAGTTCGGGTCTTTGCAATACTTTGATGCCGCCATGTTAGCGTAAGCACTCGGATACTTGTCGAACGTGCGTTTAGCCCATGAGATTCCTTTGGGGCAGATCTTGGCCATTGTGGGATTCAGAACTTGAATTAAATAACAACACTACTTTCAACCGCCCTTAGTCTTCTTAAGCTTCAATCCAGAGCGTTTAGCATCCTTCTTGGCGGCTTGCTTTCCTTCGGCGGTATACGGGTATTTCTTCTTTCCTACTTTGGGCATTTTGGTTGTTGTTGTTATTGTTAAAAATTATCAGCACTTCCACCGTCTGAGTGCTAGGGCTTTCCTTGTGGGGCGACCTTTAGTGTCCTTCATCGGTCCTTTCGCTCCTGACATACGCGCACAAAAAGACCGCTTCCTTGGTCCTCCCTCTGGTTGCGGTCTCTTAAGATTACTACCTGTCTTTTGGTTGTAGTATTTTCGTCCCTTCTCAGTCAGTCCTCCTTTTTCGGACTTGTGTTCTTTTCTAAGGGACAATCCTTTTCGTTTACTGGGCATCGTTCTCTAGGTCGTTGATGTAGTGAAGTATCTCCCCCAAGGTTCTTTTCTCTTCGGGACTGAACTGATGTTGATCCAGCTTCTCGAAAAACTCGGGGAGCCTTGTCGGACGAAGAGTCGGAGCGCACCCAGTCATCAATAACATCACGCATGTCGCTATGCCTACGACGGTATAACTCTTCTTCATAGCTGTCTAAAAGACCGCGAAGTGCCTCTGCTACTTTTGGGAATGATATAAGTAGTTTTAGGAGTAGTAGAGACAGCTTCACGGCTATAAGTGTTATTCTTTAGCTCGCCCGATGTTCAACGCAAGCCAGTCAACGACGCGATACGCCTTGCCAACCCAAGTGTCATCTTGGGGTGTAGGTGTTAAAGCAGCGATAGCACTGGCGGCTGTTACAATGGCGGTAGCGATCCCGATGAGTTCTGTAGAGTTCTCCAGGATGTAGGTAATAATGTTAGACATATTGTTGTGGGGGTTAAGGGGTGACGGCAATGCGAGCTTCAACACTTCTACGGTAGCCTTCGTCGTTATCGTAACGAGGATCAGCCATTGATTGAGTCATCTCGTAGCTAGAACCAAAGGGAACCGCAAGTGCGTTACCAGCAGTTCCTCCTTGGACAAGAGCTACAGGATCTCCTCCGTCAGCTACATAGCGAGCATAGAGACCTCGGATAGCCATCGCAGCGGCATCACGATCTCCACTCTCTACGGTGTTGTTGTAGACCGTTTGTTCTTGGTCGGTAAGAGCGGTAGATGCCCAATCGGACATAGACTCATAGTTATCTTTTCCTCCGATCTCCGCTTGAAGAGACTCTTCTTGCTGGGATTGGAGTGCCTCGAAACCTTGGACATATGTATCAACAACATCCCTGCTCAATCCAGCTTCTTCAAGACTCTGGTAGGCTGAGTCGGATAACGTCCCATTCTCGTAGTATTCGTCAGATGCTGCTGTCACGACCTCACCCATTGCGGGTGTCGCTTCAGCTTCCTCCGAGTTGTCTTCGGACTGTTCGTTGTTGTTGTTACTTTTTTCGTGGAAGCGTTGCTCCAGTTGTCCATAGGCTTCAGCCATAGACTCGGGGCTATCGAACTTCTCGGGGAGCCACTCAGGGCGTTCCGGTGTTTCCGGTGTTTCCGTTGGGGTTTCCTCGGGTTGTTGTGTCGGCTGCTGTTGGTCACGCTGTTCTTGCGCTTCCTCTTGCATTGCGGCTTGCTGCTCCAAAGAGATGTTCTCCTCGGGAGTTGGGTCGTTGTATGTTACGGATTCCATTACTATTCAGGTGGTTCAACCTCCGGCATATTACCCGCTAACGACTGATCGTTCAAGGCTTTAATACCAGCGGGTCCGAGCTTCTCACTGAGAGCTTGCATTTGCGCCATCTGTTGCTCTTNTTGCATCTGCTCAGAACTCTTGATGAGTCCGTCAGTCTTAATGCCGAGAGCGGTAGCGCGTCTTTTGAAGTAGTCTTCAACATTAACAAATTGTCCAATAGCCTGTGGGCCAACCACTTGGGCAGCACCAGCAAGGAACAGGTCAAGCTTAGAGAGATCGTTACCACGACCAAGAGCCTCTACACCTGTAACAATCACAGGCTTGACGAGATCTTTAGGAAGCTTAGGCAGAGTCTTCTTCTTCTGCATCACCATCATGATTCGTGTCACCAAGGGCAACTGCATCTCACTGGCAAGAAGGCTATACATTCCTCCAAGGGAAGTCTCTAGCTCTTGTGAAAGCATTCGGATCTCCTCGGCGGTAACACGCTCAGCCTGTCGAACCACACCGGATGTAAGCAGGAATGCTCCACCGAGACGGTCTTTGATGGCTTCGACTGTGACCTGAGCCGTTCGGAAGTCGTTGAACTTTCCAAGCTGTAAGGTGCTGACATCCGCTGCACTCCCTTGAACAATCGCACCGTTGGGGCTTTCAGCCAGCGTCCGTGCGCGGGTAGTACCGTTGGGGTTCACAAGGAATAACACCTTGGCTGCTGCGGCTGATCCTTCGACAATCGCTCTGGTCAACGCTTCAAGACTCTGGATGTCACCGAGGTATTCCTCAACGAACCCACGACCGTAGGCCTCCCCGTCAATCCTAGAAAGTCTTAGGGGGATGAACGGATTGCGATCCTTGGGAACCTTACCACCAGCACCAGGAATGTTCACCCCATTAACGTCTTGGCGTATGTGCCACGATCCTTTGATCAGGCAGCATGAGGTGTAGAGATCGAGCTTGCTTTCGGCGGTGTCGAGGTTGGGGTCTCCTTGGACAAGAGCCGCTTGGACTTCTTCAGGGAGCGTAGAGAATGCAAGGGTTTCCTTTGTGGCGGTCTTAAGGAGGTTCCCCATCGGGTCTCTCTCAACAACAAACCTATCAAGGTGGAACACACGGAGTCCTCCGCTGTCCGGTAGATAAAGCAGGGCGTTCCCTGTGATGATGAAGTGCTTAAGAGCTTCGTGGATTGTTACACGGTAGGCTCCGAGGCTTACCTCATCCATAACCAAACCTTCAAGGGCTTGCAGGGATGATTCGATCTCACTCAAGAGTTCCGGTGGGGTCTCCTCTTCGGCTAGCTTACGCTGGTCAGCCTGAAGGCGAAAGAAGGGAGCATTAGGGGGAAGCAAAGCTAAGAGCAGCTTCGATGAAAGATTGTTAACACCACGGGAACCAACACCACTGAAGGGAGTATCAAGGCGACTGTGGGGACCGAAGCCTTCCTCGGGCATGACATACGGAAGGGTCAGCTTGGAGCAAGCCCGTGCGCGGTCGAGGTATTGATAACGATCCCCCTCAAGGCGGGTGTAGGTTTGTTGGGCGGTTTCGTTCATTCGTCAGCAGGAAGGTCTGGGTTAATTAAAGAGTCAGGGTCGATTTCAACGCGAGCCTCTAGTCCTCCAAGAAGAGTCACTAGTTGGTCGAACTCAGGGAAGTCGCGAGGTGTTAATCCATTTCGGAGTGGGGTGCTAAGAACCTCGTCGCCAGCGGGAATAAACATCTCACCAACACTTGCTCCGCTGTAGATTGGTTCCGCTCCTGTAGTCCAGTAATAGTGCTGACCACGACCTAATTGAGCATCGCGAATCCCGTCGATTACGGTGGTGGCTATTTCGGGGGTTGTTATAAATCCAATCATAATGTCAGTCCTGAGCATGTCTCCCAGAGGTTCTTAATCGCAAGAGTGTAAGCTGCGCGGTTAGTTGCATCTAGAGACGCGCTGATTCCAAATGCCCCTGCTTTGGAGGTTGTTGATTGTCCTGTTGCGCCTGTTGAGCTTGAGGCAGAGCCGTAGCCTGTAATAGGAAAGTTGTTGTTATAGGTTCCAGTCAGAGTTCCTGTCGTTGTGTCATCGTCAAAAGCTGATGCGGTTCGTCTACTCAGAGTTGTCCCTCCTCCCTTACGGTTCGATAGGAGAACACCGTGAGAACCAAATGTGGGAAGCGTTGTTTCATCAACTCCTAACCACACAGCTTTTGGCAGAAGTGAGCTACTACCTGTGTTAATACGAACACTGTTAGCGGTGACTGAACCGGAACCAATAATGGTTTTGTTACTTGCGTTAATAGCTCGGTCTCTCGGAGCAACATCATCGTAGGCAAGAGCCATTAGACAAGCGTCCTCGGTGGTCAGGTCATCCAGAAGCTTGTATCCGGTATTGAACCTGTTCGCAGACGAGGCAGCGGACGGGTGGGCGTATCCAGTGGTGTGCGTGAATGAGCCTTCAAATGTCCCGCTAGTCGAGCTAACAAGGCATCGAGCATTCGGCGCGGCTGCACCCCAGATGGGAAGATAAAAACGCTTCAAGCTGGA